TGCAATCTTTGTTTTTGCATCAATATCCTCTGCTTTTGGCCAATTATCCTTATTATCAAAAATAGAATAAACAGCAAATGCGGTATCACCATGTTTCCAAACCTGTGTATCTCTTAAATAATAAAAGTTATCTAAATTCAATGCTTCAACAATCGGAGTAAGAACATCAATTCTATCCAAATTGTTCATATTACAATCGTGGTTACCTGTGATAAGGATTGTAGGTGCCAATTTAGCACATTCCGTAAATAACCAACTAATCTCTCTAACTAATTCAGGAGACATTTCCAATTTAGCATGTGCAATATCACCTGCTAAATAAATGATTGCATCTTCCGTTCCTCTATTACGGATTTCCTCAAACATTTTTTCAAATACTTGTCTATACTCTTTGTGTCGTTTCACGTTACGGATATGTACGTCCGCAATATGGTAAATTGTTTTTAATTTACTCATAAACTATTTATTTTATTTAACAATAATTCTTCCGAAGTAAATTCTTTAGTTTTCTTTAGTTCTTCGTAGAATTTTTCATACCCCATATCGGCGGCATCTTTATCTTTCAAATACATTATTTTAACCTGTATTCCATTCTTTCTAAAATACTCTGCTGCTTTCAATGCTTCACTCATCGCATCATTATCCAATGAAATGATGATATCACTAACACCACTCATGAAGATTTTCTCAACTAATTGTTTAGAAGGAAACTTACCCAGTAGTGGGATTGCGTTTCGTTTGATTGTGATTGCATCAAATACACCCTCACAAAGTATAATCGGTTCTTTCCAATTTACTTGTGACTCAAACGCTATAACATTCTTGCTGATTGGTGGGTTTTTGTATTTCATCTTCTCATCTGGATAATAAGAACGAGAAACAAAGTAATTAAGTGAACCATCGGAATTATATGATGGAACAATTACTCTACGGGCATACAACCCCTCTTTACAATACCCTATGTTATATTTGATTATATCTTTTTGTGTAATACCTCTTTCGTTAAGGTAATGAATAGCATGTTTATATTCAGGATTGAATCCCTTTGGTTCTTCTGCTAAACTAATAAATTCTTTTGGAAGTGAAATGAATACCTTTGTTTCGGCATCTTCTTGCTGTGGGGTATAATGTGAGTCCCCATATATTTCTCTAATAATGGATATAGTTTTCCTGTCTACATCAAGTTTACGAAGTAGGGATGTCAATTTCTTACCACCACTATTACAAGTCCAACAATGCCACTTTTGAGTTTCTGTATTAACTTGTAACTTTTGTTTGTGGTGATTACAAAACGGACAATAAAATGCTAATTCGTTACCCTTTAATGCGGAATAACTACCCAACGTATTAGATAACGTGGATACTACGATATTTTTATCAGTCTGCTTCAACACAAACCAAATATACAACAAATATTTGAAAATACCAAATTTTTTAGGGTTCTAAAAACCATTCATCCGGTATTTCTTTGTCTGCATATTTAAATCCATTCTTTTCACACCACATTCCGTAGGTGGTTTTGGATTTTTTATTTATTTTGTTTTTGGAATTTGTAAATACAAAACGGATATCCAATTGGGGATTTTGCTCCTTTACTAATAGGTGTTTTTTCCTATCTGCAATCACAAATCTGCCTTTGGTTTCTACAATAATCCCGTTAGGAAGCCTAAAATCAGGATGGTAAGTGTGTTCAGTAGCAGGTATAGTATAAGAAACCTCTTCAGATTCATATTGAACCTCAATTCCTTTACTCTCAATTTGTTTGGAAACACTTTCTTCAAGACCTGATTTATACCCATGCTTTCTTGCAACCCATTTAGAGTTATTCTTTTTTGTAACTTTTTTTCTAGCCATTAAGTTTTTATTTCTTTACAGAATCGGAGTATTTTTTCTCATTTAACTCCCCACCTCTACCAACTTTAAATTTTGCAGCGTTTAAAACGGCATCGTCTGCCTTTTTTAAATCATTTGTAGTGTACGGAGTCTTTGCATTTACCCCAGCTTCAAATGAAATTTTATCAACACCAAGTGCTGATTTATTTGCTTCGTATAATTCTAAAATTTTTGACATATTTGCTTGTTTTAGTATAAATATAAATTAAATATCAAATCTTACAATAAAGTTTACGGGAAAATCAGGTTCTGACTTAATTGGTTGTGGTAATTTTGCAACCGCTACCAAATCCATATCATCATCATATAATCCAATTGTTGTGATATATGGTGCAAGGAATGAGCCTGTTGAATCTATTGAACCACTAATATCCCAATCTCCAAAACCACCTGATATTGAATTATTTACCCTAGAACCAAAACTAAAATCTAATACATTTCCACTTTCTGATTCAAATTTCTTACGAATGTATCTTACTCCAGCTTTAGTATTTGCTTTGTAAAGTTTTCCATCCGAACCTGTGATATACTCATATTCAAATCCAACTTCTTGTACAGCTGATGGGTTTTGTGATATATTAAACTCATCAGGATTTACAATTAGTAAATATTCATGTTCATAAATTGTTTTTGTAGATTTGTAAGTTAAATCCCAATCGGATACTAATTTTGTGGATGGTTCTTTTGTTAATACTATCAAACCTTGATTATAAAACACATTACCAACCCTATCGGAACCTGCTTCAGGAAGTAAAAATTCAAAATTATTCACAACCATTACGCCGGTATTTATATTAAACGATGATACTATAGCTGTATAAATTTCAGTATCATATGTTAAAACTATTTGACCCGTATTTAGGTTTAAACTATTAATTGTTACATTGTATTGATTATTTAAAAAATCAAAAAGTATTCCTTCGTTATTGTTGTTATTATATAATGTCCAATTAACTGTATCACCTGCAGTACCTATTAAACTACCAAGTCCATCATCTGCATAAGTTGTGGAATCATCAATCAATCTAACTGAACCTTTTTTAATACCTTCTCCTACATATATTTGTGGAATGGAAATGATTTTTGCAGAACCTGTTATAAATCTTTCTCCACCCAATCCTGTAGCGTAATTTGTACTTTTTACCCCAAATCTTAAAAACGGATTATCTTCGTGTCCATTGTAAAATTGTGCTCTTAATTGACCGTATAAAGCTTTTTGTGGAAAATATGAAGATGAAAGACTAGATGTTTCATTTGCTTCATAAATACTGACTCTGGAATCAGTTTCATTGAAGCTCCATTCTTTATAAGCTTTGAATGGCCTGATACTAATATCCGATTTTGGTATTCTTTTTAGCATATCATATATAAATATATCTAAATCAAATTACTTTTTTCAATAACCCAACACGAACCATCAATTCTTATTTTATCTTTATTAAAAATAGAATTAACAGCATTTCTTACTGCATAATTTTCATCAGTATAATCATGACCGGCTAATACTCCATTTTTTTTAATTTTTGGTAACCAATGATTTATATCCATAACAACTTCTTCAAATGAATGGTTACCATCTATAAAAACAAAATCTAAAGATTCATTTTCATATTTTTTTGAAGCAATAACCGAATATTCTCTATATGAGTTTACTATATGTTTAATAGGATTTATATTATGTAAATAATTTTGCCAACTACTATCTTCTTCTTCTGGTAATTCTTCTAAATTTGGATTTTCTAAAACTTCTAATGTAGAGGGGCACCATTCTTCTTTATTATATTTTCTTTGACAATCGTATGTATCATATTTTATATTTTTATTTGAATTTATTATTTCAACACCCAAATACATTGTACTTTTTCCAATAGCTGTTCCAATTTCAACAAAATGCGCATTATCAAACCTATTTACCATTTCAGTAAATAAATTTTCGTAATTAAATCCATAAAAATTTTCTATTTTTTGATAAATGTGTTCCATAATGATAAGTATTTATTAAACTAAAAACCCAACCTTACGGGGCTGGGTTTACTAATCTGTTGGTTACTCTCTATTTTTAGAAATCTAATTTTACTTTAATTGCCACTTCTTTGTCGAATGATTTTTCAACTGGCTTTGATACTTTTGCAACTGCTAATAATTCGTTTGCATCATCATATAAACCAACAGTAGTTATGTATACTTTCGGGTCTCTTTCGAATGTTGACCAAACAAATTGACCGGTTGAACCTGTTACGAAAGTTGGATTATTTGAAAAGTTAAATTCTCTATTATTTGCTCTTACAAAGTAGTGTGATGTTGATACATTTTCAGTTCTACGAGCTTGGAAATCAGTTCCACCTGCCATCGCTCTTAATAAAGCAACAGAACCTGAATTATGACCATTATTTTGATGATATGTATTTGCATGCGAACCACTAGCTGCACCTAATTTATTATCAACCGAAGATGCTAATGCTGATGGGTTTAATAATATAACACCCATATCAGGATAGAATAATCCAAATCCTTGTCCATTCGGTGCGGTATATGATGCGATAGAAGATGTTAATGCTGAACCAATATTTAATGATCCTGAAACGATATTATAAACTCTGCCTGCCGTTGTTACACTTTCATCTGTTCCACCACTATCATCAATAAGTGTTATAGTTCTAACCGAACCAGATAATACCAATGATATATTTCCTGGATCTAATCTTTCTTTGTATCTAGCTCTATTTACATTAATTGCGTAAAACGAAGTTAAATTGTGACCACCAGCGGTTGAACCACTATATACACTAAAATAAGAATCTGCTCTATCTAATAAAACATTCTTAAATTGATTATAAGTTGCTAAACTTGGTAATGTGGATGAATCGTCTTGAGTTAATGTTGGTGCACCATACCCATTTGAATCACCATATGCTATTGAGAAT